TAACAAAGGTGAATACGGCACTGGTATTGGTTATCAATTAGCATTTAATCTTATGCTAGGAATCCAACGTGCCGCTGATATCGCCGATGAAAATAATATGGTGAGAGCTTTTGCTATAGCTCCCACTGCCTCCTGTTCATATAGGAGTCAAGATTTACGTGGCTTTACAGCTACACCAGAAATAGCACCACCCATAAGCCGGACTGTGGACCGTGATAGCGGTACGTTCGGTGTACAATCTTATAATTACGGCGATGTAGAAATCGCTAGTGAAGTCGGTTGGGATGCTTACAAGAAAGTAGCAGACGAACTGATGAAAATGTATGATAATACGGGACTTCTTCACGGATACTCATTTAACTCTTGGAGTGATGTGGTAACCTACGATCGTGAATTCGTGGAAGAGTGGTTAGTTTCACCCCAAACCTCCCTTTACTATTCCCTGCAAGTAATGGGCGACACACAAGAAGATAAGACCGATGCGTATGCTGCATTAGATCAAGCCGAAGTCGATGATTACTTACAGGACATTCTAAATGAACCTGTAACTTGTGACTGTCAAGAATAATGAGAAAACATCCGTATGAAATTCTACTGGACCGTAAACGCAAATGGTCCCCCGTAAAACCCACCGTCGGAGAAATAAGAGATGAAGCAAGAGCTACTATTGGGCGTGCGCTCGCAGCACGTCATCTGGAGTTACCTGTGGGTACCTTTATTGAGGAAGCACTTGAAAAAAATGTTCCCGACAACGCTAGAACACTACTAAAAGACAATGTTAAAGACGAAGAAAGACACGATCTTGCTCTCGGATACTATGCAAATGCCTTTGGTACAAATGAAAATGATGAAAAAGAGGGGAAGTTATTAAGAGATGCATGGGTCAACCATCCTGATCACACTATTACAAAAGCTTTGGTCGCCGAGCGGTCCATCTTCTTTGTTCTACTCCCTTTCTTTAGGTTTAATGGGGATGCTGCTCTTCGTACAATATCTGCTGACATTAGCCGCGACGAACAGATCCACGTCGGAGCTAATAGTCTTGTATGTCGTGAGCTGGGGCTACGTCCTAGCCCTTCTCTGGATAAACTTAGGAAAGCCACCATTAACTGGATTGTTAAACCTCTAGGTATAAATACTGCCGATAAATATTTGGACAAAAAATTTTGGCTGGATGCGAGCGATCGCTTAATGTATGAGGGTAAAGCACCCGAATTTTCTGAGACACAGAGAGCTCGTATGCCAGCGTTCTTCGAACATGCAAACACAAATCTCCCTAAATACGCTTAAGCTACACAGTGAAAGGTTGGATCTACTGGTTGACCAGTTGGATAATGAATTTCCCTGGCAACCAGTCCACCCTAAGGAACCGATCGAATCAATCATGTATCGTGCTGGTCAAGCCAGCGTGGTAGCAAGAATAAAACAATTATTAGACGACGAAAACAATGTGTCTATTTAGAACACCGAAACCAAAGGGAGGTGGGTTTACTCCTGGCGTAGCACCAATAAAAGATACTGAGACATCTTTACCGGAGGCTAGAGATATAAAACCTGAAAAAGAAGTAGCTGATGTTTCTTATGGTAAAGGTAGGAAAGAACAGCAACAACAGAAAGCCCAAGGTGCTAGATCATTAGCAATTAATCTACCTAACGCAACCCAACCAGGGGCACAAACTGGTGGACTTAATTCAAATCAAAATCAATTATGACGTACGCAAGAGAAAGATATTCAAAGCTCTCTACTAACAGATCACAGTTTCTAGATAGAGCTGTTGAATGTTCTGAACTTACGTTACCTTATCTTGTACAACATGATACAAGTCAGAAAAATAGAATAACTCTTACTCAACCTTGGCAATCAGTCGGAGCTAAAGCAGTGGTAACACTAGCAGCAAAGTTAATGCTAGCTATGCTACCTCCTGCCACAACCTTCTTCAAACTACAAGTCAGAGATGATAAGTTAGGTGAAGAGATGGATCCTTCAATAAGAAGTGAGTTAGATTTATCCTTCTCCAAGATGGAGAGGATGGTCATGGATTACATAGCAGCTTCTAGTGACAGAGTTGTTGTGCACCAAGCTCTTAAACATCTTATTGTTTCAGGTAATGCTCTTATCTATATGGGTAAGGATGGTCTTAAGCACTACCCACTGCAACGTTATGTTGTAAACAGAGATGGTAACGGTAATGTTATTGAGATAGTAACAAAAGAATTAATTAGTAGGCAAATATTAGGTACTGAGCTGCCTGATAAAGCACCGAATGATCCTAATGGAGACCATGGCTCAGATGATGACGACGTAGAAGTGTACACATGCGTCAAACTGGACGAGAAATCTGGTCGTTGGACCTGGCATCAAGAGGCAGATGATATGATCCTCAAAGATAGCCGTAGTACAGCGCCGAAGAATACTAGTCCATGGTTAGTGCTTCGATTCAATACAGTAGACGGGGAGGATTACGGAAGAGGACGGGTCGAAGAGTTCATTGGCGACCTGCGTTCACTTGATGGACTCTCTCAGGCACTCGTAGAAGGCTCTGCAGCAGCCGCTAAGGTGGTGTTCCTTGTATCACCCTCAGCAACTACTAAACCACAGACTCTAAGCCAAGCAGGCAATGGTGCTATCATCCAAGGTAGACCAGAGGATGTAGGTGTGGTACAGGTAGGTAAAACTGCTGACTTTGCAACAGCTGCACAGATGGCTCAACAAATTGAGCGTAGAATATTAGATGCTTTCCTTGTACTTAATGTACGTCAAAGTGAACGCACTACAGCAGAAGAGGTACGCCTCACACAAATGGAATTGGATCAACAACTTGGTGGAATCTATTCACTACTCACTGTTGAATTCCTTGAACCATATCTAAAGAGAACCTTACATATCCTACAACGTAGCAATCAGATACCAAAACTACCTAAAGATTTGGTACGTCCTAAGATTGTAGCTGGTGTTAACGCACTAGGTAGAGGTCAGGATAGAGAAGCTCTTACTACATTTATATCAACCATTGCTCAGACACTTGGACCTGAAGCATTGATGAAGTTTGTCAACCCTGATGAAGCTATTAAGAGATTGGCAGCTGCTCAAGGTATTGATTATCTAAATCTTATCAAGTCACAGCAACAGTTACAGCAAGAATCAGTTGATCAACAGAATGCACAGGCTAATCAAGCACTTGTTAGTCAGGCAGGTTCTATAGCTAGTGCTCCATTAATGGACCCAACTAAGAACCCTGATGCTAAGGAAGATTTCCAATCAATGATGGGAGGAATGGCTCAACAACCACCTGAAGAATAATTATGTCAGAAACATTAACAGTAACAGATGTCGAAAACACACAGACAGCTGAAATTGTAGGTAATCTAACACCTGATGAGCAGGATTCTCTACAACTTGGTGAACAGATAGTAGAGCAGCAAGATCAATTACTTGCTGGTAAATATAAAGATGCTCAAGAATTAGAGAAAGCCTATATAAATCTTCAAAAAAAATTAGGAGAAGATGGCAAAGAAGAAACACCTCAAGCTGAAGGTGAGCAAGAAGAAGTGTTGCCGGAAGCATCTGAAGAAAGCACTCAAGAGCTTAGCCCAACAGCTCAGTTAATCACATCAGCATCCGATGAGTTTGATAACAACGGTCAGCTAACACCTGAAACTTTGAACAAACTATCTGAGATGCCTAGTAAGGATCTTGTAGAAGCATACATGCAACTGCAAGCTAACCAACCAGCAGATAATGTAGGAGACATCACTGATGCTCAAGTCAATGAGATTAAAACAGCAGCTGGTGGTGAAGAAGCTTACGGTCAGATAACTGAATGGGCAAGTAACAATCTACCACCTAATGAGATAGCAGCTTTTGATGAAGTTATTAATTCAGGTAGTGTAGATGCTATACGTTTAGCAGTAAATGGATTAAGAGCACAGTATGAAAATGCAAATGGATATGAAGGTAGAATGTTGACAGGTAAATCACCAGTACAACAAAAAGATATGTACCGTAGTCAAGCAGAACTAGTTGCTGCTATGAGTGACGCAAGGTATGATAATGACCCTGCTTATAGGCAAGATGTTATCGCTAAACTAGAACGATCCAACGAACTACAATTTTAAAACTATGGGATACGTAAAAGGAATCAGAACTGGGGTGTTACATCCTAGTCAATCTAAAATCAAAGGTACAGGTAAAGTTAAAACAGTTAAATTGCCTGGTACAAATAATCCTAACACAAAATAATAATACGTGCCGACCCGAACCTTCGTCCTCGGCTCATTAACCTAATCTATTTTATCTTAATGACCAAAGCAAACGTATTTCCTAAGGAACCACAAATCGAAGTTATTGATCCACCAACTCCTAAGGAATATCTGCAAAACGCTGAACGTGTAAATGGCTGGCTCGCAATGATTGGATTCAATGCAGCAGTCGGAGCCTACATATTCACCGGACAAATTATGCCTGGAGTATTCTAGGCAGCACGGCGGCTCGGATAGTCGAACCCAGTAGAAGCCACAGGCAGCTGCGTCCGTTCATTCCCTAACGGGGAACGCATGAAACCACATCATGGAACGGGGGTGTGGTACTAAGGAGAAGATCAATGCAAAAAAAGATCCAACTAAAGTATCGCGGCGTGCCTTATACAAAACGATAAACTCATTCAACTTTAATGAAAAGAATAGCACTAGCACTCGCTTCCACATTCTTTGCCGCTCCAGCTTTCGCAGGAGTCTACGTGAACGTGGAGAACAACGGCTCGTACGATGGAGCTGATTACACAGGATCTACTACTGACCTCCATGTAGGTTATGAAGGTGGGACTGATGGCTTTGGATATTATATTCAAGGCGGACCAGCTATCGTAGCAACCGATGGTGCTGACGACACCGACACTCAGGTGTCAGGTAAAGTTGGTGCAAGCGTAGCAGCCACCGAGAAGCTTGACTTCTACGGTGAGCTTGCAGTCCAAACTAATGACGGCGATGCCGACAACAGTTGGGCTACTAAAATAGGCACCAAGTATAGCTTCTGATGAAGTATTTTGAGTCCCCATTGATGGTCCTTTGGTTGTTTTTGGGGACCTTTATTTTTATAGAGGGTCTGCATATGATTGAACATGATCATTGTAGATCCTGCCCACCATGTGAAATCTCGGAGGAATACTAATGCCACAACAAAGCTCAGGAATGAGAGCAGGTCCATCTGCTTATTCAATGGAAAGCAGAGACGAAAGGAATGTTGACACTACACCTAGTGACTCACAACCACCTGGCGTTGATGAAGAAAGAGAACCTCAGTCTCTAGAAGAAGCCCTTCTAGGAGAGTGATAGGAAGGGGAGCACCTCAGTGTCGGACTCCCCTTTCATTGGCTTTAGCCCTCCAAGGAGGATACCTTTAGCCGTCTAGACGGTGGGAAAGACCACATACAATTAAATAAATGCGCAAAAAATTTCAGCTGAGAACGTACATATATTATTATCCATAGGAAATGGCTGTATCACAACAAAGCAGCACTAATCCTTCCAGTTTGACCTGGAGTGGTGCTGCTAATGGAGTCTCTACTACAAGAGCAAATCAAAGAGAACTCTTTCTCAAGCTATTTTCTGGAGAAATGTTTAAAGGGTTCCAACGCAATACAATTGCAAGGGATCTGATCACTAAGCGTACCTTGAAGAACGGCAAATCATTGCAGTTCATCTTCACGGGACGCACCAAAAGTGAATTCCATATTCCAGGAAATAGCATACTGGGTAACGCCGATGGCGCACCTCCAGTAGCAGAGGTCTTCGTAGAGTGCGATGACCTCTTAATCAGTTCTGCATTCGTGTATGAATTAGATGAGACACTCGCACACTATGACTTGAGAGGAGAAATCTCTCGTAAGATCGGTTATGCACTAGCCGAAAACTACGACCGTAGAATCTTCCGAGCCGTAGCAAAAGCTGCACGTTCACCTGGTCCTATCACTAAGGCTAACTATGTAGAACCAGGTGGAACACAGATCCAAGTTGGTACTGCTACTGACAGTGCTGCTGAAGCATTCGATGCTGGTAAATTGGTAACTGCATTCTATGATGCAGCTGCTGCACTAGACGAGAAGGGAGTTGATTCCTCTGGTCGTGTAGCGGTACTGTCACCAAGACAATACTATGCATTGATCAATGATGTATCAGCTGGTGTTATCTCTAACGGACTCATTAACCGTGACGTACAAGGTACAGCCTTGCAGTCAGGTCAAGGAGTTGTAGAAATTGCTGGTATCAAAGTATTCAAATCGATGAACATTCCGTTCTTCGGTAAGTTTGGTACTAGATACGGTACTGCTAGTGCAACTAACCCTGGCATTACATCACCACAAAACACAGGTTCCTTCGTTGAGGAGTCTATGGGTGATCAGCAAGAGATTAATGTACCAACAGCTAATGCAAGTGCAAACGAAGGTCAAAGAACCCTAAACGATTACGGTGAAGAGGCTAAGTTTGACCATAGCTGTGGACTGATCTTCCAGAAAGAAGCCGTAGCTTGTGTAGAAGCAATTGGTCCTCAAGTTCAAGTTACCGATGGTGATGTATCCGTGATTTACCAGGGAGATGTCATTTTAGGACGGTTGGCTATGGGAGCAAAACCTCTAAATCCAGCTGCTGCTGTCGAACTAGTCTGCGGTAAGGCTGCCGGATCAGGCAACAACGCTGCGTTCTAATTATATATTATTAACCAACATACAGGGGAGTTCTCACGCTCCCCTTTTTTTTATTCATAAAACTTTATGGCTTCCACGACAATTGATACCGAGACCGAACTCTCCGCTGTAAATGCAATCTTGGGAGCTATAGGTCAGTCACCCATTACAAGCATAGATGCAGGATCTGCTAACCCAGAAGTTGCTTTCGTTTATAATCTACTAAGAGATGCAAACGTAGATGTACAGAGTGAAGGTTGGCATTTCAACACAGAAAAACATAAGGAATATACACCAGACGCTACAACTGGTAAGATTGTTATAGGATCTGACATCTTACAGATGGATGTATCTAAAGGTTGGACACATAGACATTTCGATGTAGT